TGGATTTCTTCAATGCCTGCAAAGGGTGATGCCACTGATTAATAACTCCGATAGCTGATCTGGCTTGTGCCTGAAAACTTATTGAACAAAACATCCACACCTAGCAAGCTTGCCAGCTCCTCTACAAAGCTCATTCCTTGCTGCTGCAACATTTGCGCTTGCGTCGTATAGCTGAATTTAATCACATCGGCCTGAATAATTCTCGATTTTGTCAATGACTCAAGCGTCTGTTGATTGACCGTCTCGATGCCCGTAAGTACTGTCTGCACCTCAGTAATAAATTCTGTGGTGTAGGTTGCGTCTAAGCGATCGCGCAGCACGGTAACCGACTGCCCCTGACTGCCTAGCATGTCTTGGTTCGAGTAGCCAAGGAAACGAATTATCTTGGCTCGTTGAGTCGCAGTGAATAGGGCCACATTGCCACCGTTGAAATTTAGATTAGTTGAGAGTGGAATAGGAAATGGGCTAGTGATTGACAGCAACATAGGGAACGGCATAAGAGTACAGAAGAGTACAGAAGAGTACGAGCGATCAACGCGATCGCTCGTGCTCTGACTGTCAGGGTCTACTGAACGATCGCGCTCAGCACTGCCACGCCAGGGCGATTTAAGACAGTGAACTGGTTCTTCGCCACGACTGCAAACTGTACAGCGTCAGGGTTGGTACGGCTCATTTGTACGATCTTGAACACGATTCCATCCATGGGCTGCTCGTCGCCATAAGCGTTCTCATTCTCTACGTAGGAGTAGAGGGCAAGCGCTGCGTCATCGACAAAATACAGCGTGTTGGCAGGCGCGTAAGGGTCCAAATAAATTGGCCGCCCTTCAAAGCTCAGCCCCGAGTAGCCAACATCAGCGAGACCGTTCGGCTGCGAGTTCAGATCCGAGGATGCAGCAAAGAGCGACTTGTACTTTGTGCAGATGGCAGGCGTCGTATAGATGGCGGTGTAGTTCTGGTTCGAGCCGACAGTGGCCCCGCCCAGAATTTCTTCAGACATCTTGAACATCAGCTCTGTAGTAAGTGCCCGATTCGTGCCCGCCGTATTGACATAGTTTGACCAATTCGCATGGTCATCCGGATCAATGCCTGCATACACAGAAGTGGACTTGGCCGCCGCCACAGTGGAGTGCAACGCGCCCAAACCGACAACGCCACCCGATGCAGCGTTCCCCGTGCCGGTGTAAATGTTCGCTGCTAGCGATCGCGTGATAATCCGCATGGCGTTCTTACCAGCCAGGGCAAGCTGATTAGCAACCTCGCCCTCGCCGATGGCAGCTGCTTCAGCCAGCTTGATAGTAGAGACAGAGAACGTATGGCGGAAACGTGAGATGCCGATTGCAAGTGCAGCGGGAACGATGGCCCCGGCTGTGCTGTCTGTGGTGCCAGCGGCTGTTACGAGCTCGCCAGTTGCGGCTTGCCCGCCCAGGTCAGCGTTCCAATTGATTGAAGTGCTAGACTTGCTCAGCTTAAGCGTCCGGCTCAGCAGTGGCATTAGAGAGATGCCGTTGATGTCCTCTAACTTCGGCGCAATCTCTACCGCTAACGCACCTTCGTTGTAACTGAAAATTGCCATGATTTATTATTACCCTCTTTTGTTTTGGAGCGATCGCTCTAAGAGCGCCGCGAAATCTTTTTGTTGCTCTGGCTGATTTTTCACGTTGCCTGCCTTCGAGCCGTTGCCCACGACTTGAGAGCTAGGAGGCGTAAATATTTTGCCATCGTCTGAAGCTAAAAAACTATCGACCACTGCTGAAAAAGGTTGGGCTTGGTCGCCGTCGCGCACGAACCACTTACCATTCTCCTGCTCAAGCTGATTCCCGTACTGCGACTCTAGCAACCGTTTAAGGCTGGTAGGTGCCACGAGTTTTCTTGAGCCTAGCTCTGAGAGAATCGCATTATCTCGCTGGGTGCTTTGAGCACTTGCGAGATCGCTCTCCCTTGCCGCTTCCAAATCTGCCAGCTTCTGCTGCAATGACTTAAGCTCTAATGAACTTTCAGCCGCCGCGTCAGGTGGTTCAGTTTCAGACGGCTTCGGCACGCTCGCCATAAACTCAGCAAACTTTTTATCTGTCTCATTTTGCGTACGAGCGATCGCGCCGCTGACAGTTCGGTTCACTGTGTCAAGGATCTGGGCTTGTGCCTCAGCTAGCAGGGCTCTAATTTCTTCTTCAGTCATTTAACGGTTCCTATTTTTAATTAAGGGCATCCAGTTTTACGCACTGGCTACGTTCATCCGGGGTTTATTGTCCTGGCGATTGCTCGCCTACCGGCAGGACATTTTGATTAAAATTTTCGGGAATCTGCGACTCGATCAACTCAAGTTCTGCCGCTGTGCCGTTACTACTCAGCTGCTGCGAGATGCGTACATACAGGTTGCGTAGGGCCGTTGGTGCCACTTTCTCCTGAATCGGAATCAACGCGATCGCTTGTTCAATGTCGTCGCCAAGGCTGCCAAGGTCGAAACTGTCGAGCCCAGCGATCTGAACCTCAGCTTGAGAATCTCCAATGGCCTCGCCTACTCGCTGCATGATGTCCTGGTAAAAAGCACTCACTAATCTACCATAAGCGATCATCAGTGTTTTAAGGTCGTCTTGGTCCATGGCCTTGCTTGCCCCTGACTGAACGAGTGCGCCCTGGCTGACTGCCCCGCCGGTGATGCATAGCAGCCGTTCGACTTGGCCCTCAATCTTTTCCAGCAGATCAGAATTAGTCTGAATGCTCGAACCGGATATTTCCTCAAATTTGAAGGACTCAGCTTTGAGCAGATGCGCATTGTCCGACTTCAGTTCAGACTCATCAACTACGTTGTAATGATCGTCCTTGCTCTGCAACGGCTTGAATACTCGCTGAACATACCCCGCGCTCACCGCCGTATCCGTAAGGGCGTTCTCCACCGCTAGGTGCTGCTTGAGCTTCAGATATATCTGCCCCGCCGCATACTTTTCGTCCGGTAGCGCTCTGCTCACGACGGGGATGTCCGTAAACCCATGCAGCCGGTAGGAAGCAATCGGGATGCTCAGCGCGTCCGCAACTGGAACCCGCTTCCCAGTCGTTAGCAGGGCAACTATTTTCCCGTCCTTCAATTCAACTATTTCTTGGTACTCAGCGATCGCGTCAGCATCAACAAAGCGCCACGTGGCCCGATGCACCGAATCGCCGAAAGGTTGTGAAACTTCCTCTATTACCAGGAACTTGTACCAGTCATCACCACGCGCTAGCAGCTCATAGGGAGAGTAAATAATGGCCACTGCACTATCAAGACCCATGGCCTGCTCTTGGGCCCTGTTGAGCGGCTGCGCATCCGACAGCGGCTTGTCAATCTGCACGTGGCATTCCTGGTACAGAAGCAAGTGCTTCAGCAAGGCTGCTATTAGCTCATGTTCGTCGCAGCCTTGCCCGTCCGTTGACTCTCGGAATTTTGCCCATGCCTCTGAATAGCTGTCAGAGATGCCTGACAAAAATATCTCGCCAGTACTAAAGCGGCTCAATATTCTCGTCAGTACGCTCGCAAAGATATTCGTATACACAAAGCGATCTAGCCTGATCTTATAAATCTCGGCATCTTCATCGAGGCGTTTATTGAGGAAGTCCGACTTACGGGCCTCCATGTGCCGCCCGCCCTTGTATAGGGTATCGACGTCAAAGTGAAAATTTTCGCGCTCTAAGTAATCTGCCGCGCGGCTGTTTAGCTGCTTGTAAGTCAGTACATCGGGGTAAATCATTTATCAGTTAGGCGGCAAATAGTTCAGCGAGCTTCGGCATGATGCGATCTGGCACCGGCAATAGAGCGGGGTAATCCATGGTCAACTTTGAACATCCGTAGAATAGAGCATCGCAATTATGCATGAGTACTCCGTTAGCAAAGTACTCATGCTCTCCCTCAACTGTTAGGTCATAGACTTTTGCTGCTTTTCCGGCTTCGAGTACGCGCAGCACACGACCGGCTACAATGCTCTGTTGATTCGTACTTATTGACGCTGAAAGTTTTGGAGCAATGCTTGCATGTCCTTTCTTCGTTATCAATTCCGCTCGCCCTTCTGACTGCTGCATGACATCTGTTTGAGCAAATCTTCGCCCTGTTCGCGCAGAGATTATCACTGAGAAAAACCTTAGAGCAGTTTTGGCAAGTCCTCTCAACCTTGAACCGATTATCAACGCTGAAGTTTTCAGCAAGCTTCTCGTGTAATTTTTGGCCTTCCTCTGATGAATGCCACGCAGCAGAGAGAGGCCGGATAGTCTCAAGGTGCTTGAGCTGTTTAGCTTTATTGTCGCCCTCCGCGTACCACTCAGCGAAATGCAACTGGGTGTGCTCTTCTTGGGACATAAGCTCAAGGTTCTCTGGGGCATTATTCCCAAAATCATGATCCTTATGATGGATAACAAAGCCTTTTGGAATAGAGCGTTTGTTGGTCTCGACCCAGATGCGCCTGTGTAGGTAAGACTCCCCACTGTCGTAACCATCGTTCCAGTTAGAAGCTCGGTAATATCTGCGATCGCTCTTACGTTCTGCCTCGGGGTATCGGCGGTAGACTTTGCCGCAATAGACAATGGTACTGACTTTGACTTTGGCTTTCGGCATTCTGAAGGTGTCTCTATCTCAAGTATCTCATCATTATACATCAATGCATCAACACTAACGAAACCGTTAGTAGTAAAGACTCTATGATTTCCAGTTGCAGTGAAGACTTTGCCGCTCGCTGTGCTTACCTCAAACACATCGCGGTTAATGCCAGTTACGCCCGATGCCAAAACTTTCCTGTAGCCCTTCCGCGTTAATACAGAATCACCTACCGACACGTCCTCAACAGCAACGCAACCTCGATCAGTCTCTATCATTGTCCCCTCTACTAAGCATCTGTGATCGGTTTGGCCCCTAGCAATCTCCTCGGTAGGCCGCCCGTCCTTGCCAGTCTCTCGACGATAGCTGAGTATCTCATCAAAGAATTCTGATTGCCCTTCCTCAAAGAATAGCCTATCGCACTTGAATAAAGTATTAATTATCTCAGCCCTCTGCTTTGGGCCTGGGTCGTTGCGCTTGACTAGCACCGCCTGACCATAGCCCGCCTGTCTGAAAGTTTTCACTAGATCAGCGCGATCGTCAGGAATAAATATTCTCTTGATTGGCATCCCCGATCGCGCGGCAAGAATTCGAGCTTGGTTCACTAACTCGTCGGTGGTGTAGGCTTCGCCGGTGGGCTCGTACCACGAATCGTACACGGTGAATACATGCTTACTGACGCCCATCAGTGTCGGCTGTTCAGAGACGCTGAACAAGCATAAGGCAGGGTTTATGGTGCCTGGATCAAGCCCGATATAATATTGAGCATTAGCATACTTTTTGCAGGCTACGAGGTGCCGCGATCGCACGGCTTCAGAACAAATCTGCCCCTCAAATTCTTCAAAACTTGCTTCAAATTCTTGCCGGTAAGTGCGCCCTGGCAGTTCGCGCTTAGCCCGGATCAGGTGCCGCTTGGGAAAGTATGGATTCTCGGCAGTCTTAAAGTGCCAGCTGCGCCAGTCTTCGTTCGCGATCGCGCGTTGGTAGAAAGAATAAAAATGGTTGAGCTTCCCTTGTGGCGTGCCGATAACGAGTGCCCGCCAATGCCGGTTACGTGAGAGCGCCGCGTCTAGCACCTCGTCCCATATCATCGGCTCAAAGCCCTGATATTCATCTAGCCCCGCAAAACATAAATTGAGCCCTCTGAGCCGCTCACCCTGTCGGTCTGCCCCGCGCAGTAGTAAGTCAGGTAGTGGCCCTTTGAAGGTGATTCGATAGTCGCTTTTATTGACGTTTTCCACAGCTGGGGAAAACTCTAATAAGCTCATAAGCGGCTTCCAATAAATCTGCTTAGCCATCTTCAAAGTCGGCATACAAATCATGGCCACTTGAGGCGATACCGGGTTAATGGGCTCGCGGTAGTCTAAGCAAAATTTTATTGAGTCCATCAGCATTAGTACAGATTTACCAAAGCCCCGGCCTGCCACTAATGCCCGGACATGGGCCCTGGACCTAAACACATCTCCCTGTTTTTTATGCAGCGAGATATCTAACCCACGCGATCGCTCGTCAATTTTCTTAGGCCGCCTATGCCTCATTCTCCTACCTCGTCTGCATCCGCTGCATCCGCGATCGCGCGTTTAGCCTCGCCTAACTCTGCTTCCATAAGGGCCTCATATTCCGCCTGATCGGGGTCTGGGTCAGGGTCGGAAATGGTAACCCGTACCTCGAACGGTTCTGCCTGCACTTCAGCGGGTTCAATGCCCACCAACCATTGATACATCCATTGATCCGGCAGGCTTCGAGTCGTGATTGTTTCAACCGAATCAAGGTCGCCTACCCTTGATTCTTTCACGACGACCTTTGACACGCCAGTCCTTAAGAACTCGTCAAGCAGCTCAAGCAGCCGCGTTTTTCTTTGCTGTAATTTGTCCACCACCTCATCTCGTAGCGATCGTTCTGCGCGATCGCATTTGTCCGCAAAGTCTGCGTCATTGCGAATCCATCGGTCGATAGTGCTAGACGTAACACCCGCAGCGATCGCGGCTTCCTTGCGGTTGCCCCCTGCTGCGATCGCCCTCACCGCGTTGCCCTTAGCTATGCCCGTTCTGCGCTCATGTCTAGCCATTAGTCCCTGTCCTAGTAACTTTACGAAATTTTTTAGAAAAATTTTTGAAAATGATTATCGTTCTCACTTTGCTGTAGGGGTGAATATCAGCCATGGCGCGTGTTGGAGCTGTTTGCCTGTAGAAGGTGGGAAAAGTTGAGGTAACAATTAAACCTAGTCAGGTAGCGGGTTAGAGCCGTTTTTATGCTCCACAGGTAACAATTAGAATTAGAAGTGGTGGTACGGCTTAAGTCTAGACAGGTGGCGGGATAGGCCGGTTTAGGGCTCGGTTTGGTACTACCTGAGAATGATGAAATAGCGCGTATTTGAAGTCTTAGAAGTCTTAGGCTCATTCCCATACTTTAGCGTATTGCCCCGGCTGCGGATGCTCTGAACCCGCCTGCCGTTTGTAGCCTCATGCAGGCCGTTGAATGGGCCTGCTGATACTAGGAGTCATTTAGGCGGTCACGGCCTCGCTGTGTCCTTGCAGGCGGCTGTACAGCGAATGTATGCGAGATTGTGCGCCTTGCGAAACGTTAGGCCAAACATCGCGCTCAAAGTTGAGGCCGTAGGTCTTCTCTAGTTCTGTGCGAATCGTTTCGTAGTCTTCGTATGCTTGCACCTCCTCAAGCATTGCCTTCATCATCGCGCAGTCGTCGCCCTGTGGCATCGGGGGCAGATCGAATTCTAGTTCGTCGGTGGCGGTGGTGGCGGTGGTGGCTGCGGTGGCGTTGGAGATGTCTGGCCCGACAACTACTACCTTGATTTTTGAACCGTTCTGATTTTCCTGAGTCATGTCTGATTTTTCCTTAAGCGTGTATTCGATGTCTTCGGCTTGGTTCCATTCTTGAAGTGAGGCATCAAGCGTTTTAACTTTCTCGTCTTCTTTACCGCCTACAGAATTTACCTTTAATATAAGATCTCTTAAGGGAAAAGCTGTAGGCGTTTTGCGATCGCTGTGTTCGTTTAGTGGCGGGCTGTCTAGCGTTTTTTTCTCCATAAAATGCAAAACCGATTTGTGTTTAGCGTCCAGCACCTCTTTGTCAACACACGCCCCTGATTTTTCGGCTTTACGCTTGGCCTCAATCACGTCCTTATCGAGCCAAAGATCGAGCACATCCAGATAGGGCATTCCAGGAAATCGGTAGGTAGGCTCATCATTTTTCTTTCCCTTGATACTGACGGTTCCAATCCTTTTGAGACGCACGCCAAACACCGAAAACATAATTTTGTTAATCCCGCCGATTGCCTTCGCCGTCCCTAACTTGATCTTTAGGACTTTCTCAACTTCCTTTTTATGCCGTAAAATGCGAGCCCATAGAGCCTTAATACGTGGCTGCGACTTACTGTAAGAAGCGATCGCGCCATGCTCGTCTATCAGCGCTAGGACGTCTTGAATGCGAATTTTATTTAACAGTGTGCGCTTAGCGGAATTGTTGCCCTTGTCTAGGTCAGGTGCGAACACTCGACCGTTTGGCCCTTGCAAAGAGCGCCACTCAGTTTTGAGATGATCCACTTCAAAGGGCTTACCTGATGTGAGCAGATATAGCATTTTGAGACGGCTGTAGAGACCGGCATTATCTTCTAAGAATAAATCGGGGGACATTTTCTGAGTGCAGTAGCGCTTCTCTGTGCCGTGCCTTGCTAGTTCTGCGCTCTCCTGCGCATTGAGGACGGTTAGGCGGTTCAGTTCGTCTGCCCTGTCGGTATCAATTGATTCCGCCCTAGCGTGTGTCGTGGCCCACCGCTGCTGCTCTTCGTTGCTTAGTTTCTTCAGCTCTACGCTCAAAGTGGCCACGTAGACGGGCGCTGCGTTTACGATCTCCCAGCCATCATCGAGCAAGTATTGATATACGGACTTTGCATAGTTGTGAAATTCCCTATTCATCTTGGCCGCGTTCTTCAGCCAGAAGTTGTAGACATTCCTATCTACCCCGCCCTCCTCGCTATCGTCGTCATAGGAGTTACAGTCGCCCATGATTTTAGTCCTGATAGCCTTCGTCTTTTCCTGTTGACCTGTTGCCAGCCCTTTAGTGGTGGTCTGCTTGTTGGCGATAAAGCTGCTCTCTAGGGCCGTCTCTGCCACGTACATGTAGCGGTTCAGCGTGAAATCACGTAGGCGGGAAATGAACTGAGCGATCGCGGCTGGGGAGTGCACCCCGGTAGCTATCATATAGACGGCTCCAAAATGCCGTTCGATCTCAATCGACACGCCTGATTCTAGGACGCTGGTAGATATGATGCAGTCGTATTGAGCTAGCAGCTTAGACTGATCATGCCTATTGAGCTTCAGGAACTCACAAGCCGGATGACCTGCGAGCTTGATCGTCTGGCCGTCGATTCGTAAGACTCTTAGCCCGCTCGCTTGGTATTTCCGTTCTAATACGATACTGCCGTATTGCGACTCAGCTTTTTGGCCGGTAGCGCAGACCCATAGGGCCTTTTTGTTTTTAGTGAAGTGACGTAGTGA